TATGTTGTCAACCACAACAGTATCAACGTCGAGTTGTAGTACCTTATCAAGATCTGGGAATAACTTGGTGTAACATACCCGCAAGAGTGACATATAAGTAAAGTGTGTTTTAAAATTTGCTCCCGTAGACGGGAAGAATCCCTGACCGCTTACATTCATTGTTTCAATGATCGGCGGCAACTCATATGGGAACTTATCATCTTCGATTAAGAAATAAACTTTATCAACCGATGAATTATAAATTAAAGATTTAGACGCCGTCACCATGTCGCCATATAGATTCTTGGTGCCGGAATAAACAGCCGCCTTCATAATTAAATAATCCCATCAAACAGGGATCCAAACCGCTTCGCCTTTTTCTTTGGCGCGGGAATCGGTTTAACCGTCATCGGCTGTTTATCTTCTGCATTCGCAGTAAACTTATGCTGTTTTGCGGCCGCTGTAAGAATAGCGTCGGCCTTTGCAATAACTTCATCTACAGACATATTGAAATGATTTTCTTGTTCACAAAGCGCAACAAACTCTTCGTTATCAGCAATGAGAGAATAGTCTTCAGATTTGAGAATCTCAAGTTTCTGCGGCTCCTCTTCGTAATGAGAAAGCTTTTCTTCCATTACAGAATAGTCCGCCTTCATCCTATCAAGCTTATTAATCTCATCCTGCGTGAGCCATGTTGCAAATACCTCAACGCGATCTCCGACAAGAGTGTACACATCTTTCTTAACTTTATACGACTGCTTGTATCCCTTGCCTGTCCAATAATCAATCATGATCACATACTTATCATCGTCATAAACAGTTACGTCATACCATACGCCGTCCTCGTCGGCATAAGTATTATTAACAAGTTCATAAAGCGCGGAGATCTTATCTTGAAGAGATACACTAAACTCTTTGACTTCGCCGTTTAGATTAATATTAATAGTGGCGAAATTCTGTTCAGCCTCTTCCTCCTCATCCGTATCAACTTCTTTCTGTGCTTCCTCGACATCAACCTCTTCCTCTTCAGGCTCAGAATCCTCGAACGCGGAGGCGAATGCCGCTTCCAGTTCTTCATCTGAAAGCCCCTCGTATTCGAACGTAATATCCTCTACAGACTTACCATACTTTTCAAGTAGCTCTTCGAATTTCAACTTCGGTTCTCCTCCTTTCTTCGAATTCTCGCCCGTAATGGCGGCAGTGTATTTGTCAAGCGATTCTTTTAAATCACTCATGACCTGAATTAATTGGGCAGACTGATCTTCTTCGTTTACAGAGAAGACAGTTGCATTTGCACCCTTCATTGCCGGATTAACATCATCACCCAATAGTGTAACTCCCGACATGCGCATCTTGTTTACAATGACAATTTGACTCTTAGCATCGAAAGAAATGTCGTCAGTATAAATCTCGGCTGAAACATCCGTTCGATTGTCTCTTGACTCTAGTACATCGCAACAATAGTTGCCATACTCTCTATAGAGATAACCATCTACATAAACATAGTCTTTATCACTTTCTTCGTCGTGAACAATTTCGAAATTGTTTGTCTCCGGAATTGTGCCGACAACGCGTTCGTCATAAATCATGCGAAGTTCGCCGTCATTGAACGCATCCTCTTCAATGTGCGCATCATGTCCGCCGTAATCATAATGTTCCTCGCCATTCTCATCGGTATACTTAATAACATTTGCAAGAATCGGAATGTTCGCAAATGAATCTTTTGCCGCCTTAATGACAGAAGTAGAAAACGATGATTTATTAAGATTTTCGCCAGAATGCATAACCGCAATACGGATACGCATAAAGCGATCATCGTTAAAACTATCATCAACCTTAAACACACTAGGGGTTTTGACAATTTGCCGATCCTGTGTCGTCATATCTCAACCTCCAAACTCCAGCTTGTTTGTATAAGTAACATTCAAGCCACTATAATTTTTCATTTGTTTTGTATCATTCAGAAACGTGACAATCCCATTATGCTCTGAAAGCACAATAAAACCGAGCTTTTTAAGCTCGGCTATAGTATGAGGATCCTGCGTCCGAATGTAATTCTGTTTTCCATTCATTGGAGTATACCTCCGTTATTAATTTGCTCTGTCTGATTTATCTCGACTAGCTTCTCCATCATCCGTCAGTTCACCGTCATCCAATGTGGGTCTACCGACATCTGAGCCGGAAGATGTATAACTCGACTTCAACGGATCATTAAACTTGTCACCAAGTTTCAAAATATCTTCCTCAAGATGATTCATTGACATAACGTCAATTGGATCAAATCCTTGAAGCGACATAATTGCCAATTTAGTCGGGAGAGAATACTGCGCATTCTCAAGCAACTCTTTACGGAATTCATCCCTAGTCAGTCTTCCAACGTGGAAGAACTTAATCTTTGCTGGATTTGTAACATCGTATTCAACAATACGATTAAACCATCCCTCGATCTGTGGCAGAAGAGTAGAGATCGCTCTTTCAGTATCCGCTTTAATTGCCGCCATAAAAGCAGTCGTTCCAGATATTTCGGCGGAGTTAAGAATCTGCGCACCACCTGAAGTATTAAGTACAGCCTTGGTCGCCTTAAGAACTTTGTTGACCTCACCTGTCTTATCAGTGTTTGAAAAATCAATCACACCAAGATCATCATCCGTCGGAACAATTGCCGCAGACATATAGTCAGGCAAGGCTTCATTAATTAAACGTTGGAAATATTCAATCGCAACAGCAGGATCAACACGCCACTCATCAGGCATCTTAGCTCCAGAGATCGTTTGAAGCTTTAAATAAATAAGCTTATAAATCTCAGACGCGTCAGCAATTGCCTGATTATCCGCAACATCATTCAGAGCAATTAGTTCTCCAAGCACACCACTAAATGGCGGGATCACTGTCTCATCATAATTCCTATACTTAAAGCACGCGGAATATTCCGGCGGCATAGGTTGCCAAATACCAGCATGTCCTTCTGACTCATAAGCCCGCCACATTGATGTGAAAGGCTCACCCCATTCCTCAACAAGCCAATTGTTAACACCACGAAAATATCCCATATTTACTTTAAATGCGAAGTCGCCAGTGGAGTATTGCCCGTAGATCTTGCAATAATTGGATGGAAGAGGAAGTAAATACAATCCCGTCTCATCATGATACGCACAGTTGTAACTCACGTCCTGTACCAGACAGGTGATATTTGTTTTGAGAAATTCATTCTCTATATTCCAATTAGACAACAGTTTAACCGTGTCGTTAAAAGACTTAAGAATCTTGTCATCGCTATCCGGTTTTACAAGATCGTATCTCGGAATGAATGTCTTTGCCTCCAAGCAGAAGAGCGTTGCATAATACAAAATGAGAATCTGGTAAATCTGATTTCTAAAAAAGATATACCAGCTTGCATTATTTAATCGTTCTTCATTTGATACCGGATCCTGAAGATAAGTAACAATATTTTCTTTCGTCAGAGATTGAACTCGCTTTGACGGCGACTTTGTTACATCTCTCATTTTTTTTAAAGGATCCATAGCGGCCGTAAAATTCTTTAGAGCCTCATCATGATCCTTAATCCATTGCCGCATATCAGCGGCTGTCATTTCTTTTGGTGCATTAGCACCGGAATGCTCTTGTGCCATCTATGCACCTCCGTTAAATAGTTTTGCCGCCGTAAGATCCACGGCGGATTGTAAGTTGCGACACCAATGTCTTGGCGTCCTGTTTCGGTTTCTTGTTGAGAATGAGCTTGCGCCGCTCCTGTGCGAGACCATAGGCCAGCATGGCGAGTACATATGCTCTATCATCATGTAAAATCCTTGCTTTCTCAGGAGTTAAATCGAATGAGTCGCGACCGCTGTCACGTTTCTTTCTCACGATGTTCACGATCTCCTCCTTCATAGCGTCTATATTTGCCAACGCCAATTCTTCTTGCCACGTAAGCTTTTGTATTCTCGTTCGCACCGATTGAACCTTTTCGAGTTCCTCGGCAAGCTGATCCTCAAAATCTTTCTGGTTCAACTTTTTCTTTTTTAATTTCTCAACAATCTTTTCGCGTTCCTTCGCCAACGTCTCCTCATCGATATCAAACAATGTGAGAAATCCTTTATTATCATACGGCGAGGTAAACGATATCTTATCCTGATTCATCATCTCAATAAGAGATTCATAAATAACTGATTTATATGCGGTAGGAGAAAGAAGCCTAACCTTGTCTACCGCATTAGGAAACTTCGACACATAATCAGAAGAGTACTCACGATCAATTAGTCCGCGATGGATGATACCATCGGCCGTTTCCCAATCCTGCATTAAATAGTCTGCAATATTAACTCCGCCACCACCAGATCCAGCGTCAATATATACGCCAAGAATATTTCCATACGCATCGATACCGGCGTTGTAGTCCAGTATCATCTGCTTCAAATACCTAACCTG